TCGCGGATTTCACCAGTTTGTGCATCGTACACAAGTTTGTTACGATAGCGAGCCATAACTTCACGAAGGTATTGCTCTGCTTTTACCTTAGGAAGATTACCTACGTCGATGTAGAAAATTCTTCTTTCTGGTGCGCGTGATAAACGATAGATAACCAGTGCATCTTCAATCATGCGTAACTGGTTAAGTGATTTGATTGCTTTGTGTAAGAAACTCAGGACCATCTTTTTGTTGAGGTCTTGGATACTTGAAGTTACATATGTGATAGCATCGTTCGCAATCTTGACGCCACTCGTTGCGTTGTTAACATCAAAAGTTGAACTGATGAATCCCTTTGGATTATACATGTAGTATTCTACATAATTTCCAAAGTCATATGCTAAAGCATTTGAAGGGTCTGCAGTATTTGCAGATAATACTTGTGATAATCTTGGGTCTTTATTTTGAACTCTGACTTTCTTAATTTTTAATGGGTCGATGTATCTGAGTTCAGTAATACCTGCTTTAGGATTAGCAAGATCGATAACTTTATGGTAGTATATGCGACCATCAATATACCAAGTTCTAAAAATTTCATGTGCTCTGGTATCAAATTTGAGAAGACGAAGTATGTATTGAAACTCTTCACGAATTTTCTTTTTAATTGATTCGCTTACTTCTAAATTTGATAATTCAATTTGAACTGGAGTATCATCTAAACTTGAGTTAATTGCTTCGTTAACAATTTCATCAATAGCGGAATCTACCTCTGGGTGCATAGACATATCACGATAGCGTTTGATGAGATCAAACTCATTTCTTGCTACGCCGTCGATATCTACATATGAACCAAAATAACCACCAGCTACGGTGGTTACTGCGTCATCCGCTGAAGGAGGAATTGGGGACTGACCTTTCAATTCCTCCTGCTTAGATTTAATTGAGAATCCAAATAACTGACTCATGTTTAAAGTGTCTCACTGACTATGATATATTTATCTATTAAACAATAGTGCCAGTAGCAGATCCTGTACCTGATTCTACAACCCAATACTGATATTGGAATTCAACTGTGAAATCTTCAATCTGATCATTGCTATCATAAGCAAGATCAATTTGAGAAACGTTAGTTGGGAAAGCACCTACTAGTTTGTAAGTTCTGATTACAGCATTTGGTCCTGCAGTATCTCTTTCTAATTGTCTAACGATTAGATCTTTGGTGTAACCAGTGCTTGAATTTGGAACATATAGATCACCAGTGTTTGCTTCATGTCTATTAATTTTCTGCATCCACTCTTCCATTGATTGACGAACGGCAAATCCAGAATCGTTAATAAATGTTGCTGTCCATGTATCAAATGTTCTGTCGCCAGCAATCTTTACAGTTCTTCCACGGAAAGGAACTTCGATAACGCCGATGTTGGAAGCAGGTAGAGCACCTGCTTTACACATGTATGAAGTTAAACCTCCAGCTGGAGCTGTTATGCCAGTTGGGAATGCAAATTCAACCTCAAAGAGATTGGGTTTTACACCTTGATTTACTTTAGTTAAAAAGTTAGATACACTACTTTGGTATGATGCGTTTGGCATGATTGTTTACCTCTACGATTGGTTAATTTTTAATGATCAAACTGTGCCAACTACTTCAGCAAACGAAACACCTGTTCTAGTTGCAACAAATGTTAGAGTAATGTAGTTAATAGAACGTGCTGGTTGGACATAAACTTCAGCTACAAATTCATTTCTATCAATAACGTCTGGTGTGTTATTGGTTTCATCGCATACTACTAAGTAGCTTGTAACACCTCTCTTTGCTTGAACTTCTGCCATGTAAGAATTTACAGCATTGAAGAATGCAGATCTAGTTGCTGTATCATTAAGTTCAAATAGAACGTTTCTTGCAAGGCGAGAAACTCTCTTTTCAATTGCGAGGAATAAACGACGAACGTTAATTCTGTCAAATGCACTTGGAGTTGCTAGAGCGGTTTTATCGCCAAAGAGAATAATTCCCTGCCCAGCAAAAGATGTGATAGGATTAATTCTCTTGGAGTAGAGCTTATCTCTATCTGTTTTTGTTGGAACATATGCAAGTTTAACTGCATTCTTGAGATTACCTCTTTGAGTTCCTGCAGGTGAGAACCAATCTTCCAAGTTGTTTGAGGTTTCAACACAGAGACCAGCAACATCACCGTTGCATGGAATGTAACGATAAACATCATTGTATCTATCATAAACATACTTGTAACCAGAATCAAATACTGTGTATGAATTACTTGAACCTACAGAATCAAAGAAACCAATGATGTCATCTCTTTGTGCAGTTGATGAAGATAATTTAACGAAAGCATTGTGTGGTGAAACAAATGCTAAGCAATCTTTTCTATAAGTTGCAATGCCAATTGCTTTTTGTGCTTTAGTTACTTGATCTGATTCAATAGTTAAACTACCACCAGCAAGAATAAAATCTACTTCAACTTCTTCTGTGTCAGAGAAAAGATTAAATGCTGTTTCGATATTTGAAACTGATCCATTCCAAGAATCAACACCAGCACTTAGAGTTAAATGACCAGTTGATGTTACAACAGAAAATCCAGCGTAGATGTACTGTGATCTTGAATTAACAACATCAACATAATATCTCGAAGCACCTTGCTCATCTTTTGCTGTTGATAAGCTAGAGACAAATAAGAAACTTTCTACAATGTTTCCACTGGGATCGATAACAACAAAGTGGAAATCGGTAGATGCACTGCCACCAGAGAAAGCAGGAGAAGCAGCAATTGATTCCCACTTCAATGTAGTTCCAGCAACAGTGGCGTTTGCATATGGAGTTGTATCACCAGAAACCCAAGCGACTTTATAACCATTTGCCCAAGCGCCAGCAGTTCTAGCACCAAACTTCCATGTGTATGATGAGAAGTTTGCTTGGAAATTCTGTAGAGATTTAATTAGTGGCGCTTGAATACCAGTGGTTGTGATTACTGGGTATGCCTGTGATAAAGTAGTTGTTGTTGCAGATGCAGCAAAGTTCATTGCAATTAACTGAAGCGTTGGAGCTCCTGTTTCATCGCCTGCTTGATCATCTTCGAAAGTAATTGCAGTAGTTCCTAGAGCACCTCTTTCTACAAATACTACGTTGGTATCTGTATCTACTCCAACAATCTTAACAAGTTCTGAAGTGATTGAAGTAGTACCTCCTACTGGAGTTCTCTTAATTTTTGCATAAGAACCAACTGCGAAACTTCCTACTGAAGTTACGGTAATTGAAGTTTCTACAGCAGAAATTTCTGGAGTTGCATTTGGTTCAGTAATAACACTAACTGGTGTTGTCTCTGCTAAGTCCCACTTAGTAACAACTGCAGCGGCAGCATAACTTGCAGCAGCAGAAGAACCTAGAACTGCTCTGGTTACAGTTAAACTCTTTTCGTTAACAGTATTTGTTACTGCAGTAACTAAGAAATATTCGTTTGCAATTTTTACATAATCATTATTTGCAAATGAAGATGAAGCAACTACATATAGTTTAGTTGCATCTGAAGAAGAAGTACCAGCATCGCTGATAGCATTCTTAAGAACGGTGTCTTCAATTCTTACAACTTGTAGTTGTCCGCCATATGCCAAGAACGAAGAACCAGTGAACCAATCTTCGTAGTTGTTTTCGTTTGGTTTTCCAAACGTATCAAATAATTCTTTTTCTGTTGCAATGTTGGTAATTGTTCCTACAGGCCCTTTTTCAAAACTACCAACTAATGCAGCTGTGTTTGATTGAACATTAACGATGGTTTGAGCTGTTAAATCACGCTCTCTTAGAACAATTCCAGGTGATACTTGACCTGCCATGTTAGATTCCTCTCTGAAAGATAGTTCATTTTTTAACTACAAATATTTATGAAAATGATTACTTCAAATGGGGAAACAATGCATGAACACATTACCAGTCAGGATACTGCCACACATCAGAATTTTTTAGTGTTCTATTTGACTGAATTCTTTTTACTGTGCATTGTTTGCACTCGTATGAATATGAAGATGCTAAGTATTTTTTATGTTTACGAACCACATAGAAATCTGTCATGAGGTCTTTTGTTTCTCCACAAACCCTACATTGTCTTTCTTTGAAAAGTAAGTGGTCTAAAGAAAACTCATCTTCGATATCCATTAGAAACCTAACATGTATTCTACGTCTGCATAAGGATTGCCATAACCATCCATATACCAAACATTTCCATCTTCATCAATAATTCTTTCTTCTTCATCTAATCCATCTGATATGAATCCAAATGGTGCCATGTCTTGCTCAATCTGATTCTTCTGTTCATCGTAGATTCTTTTGCGAACATCATTATCAGTCATCTCCCTAAAGTAGGGTTGAACTGCCAACCACGCAAACAGAACCAGACACATTACAAGGTCATCGTTATGACCTTCATCAGCTTCAAAGGATTGATTCTTCTGAATGAATGTAGTTAACTCACTGATGGTTTCGTAGTCAGGCACAATCAGTTTGTCATCTTCAATGAGTGTCTTTAAGTTAGAGCACCCAACCTTCTTAGTCACCTTTGACATCTTCAGACCAAGTTGAGATTTGGTGCCAGAGAATCCCTGACCTACAATCTGACCAGCGCGACCTCTCATAGCACACATCAGAATGTTTGGATACTCTAAATCGTAATGAAGAATATTGGTAACCTGCTCACCGATGTCATTGACTTCTGCAAGGATATATGCTTTGTTGTAATTCTTTCCAACCTGTTCAATAATGTTGGGGAATAGAATTGGTTTGATTTCGTTGTTTCGATACTTAGCAACTATCTTCCAAGGTAGTGTGGTAATATCAAATACAACAAAAGCGGAGTAATCATTGTTGGTTCCACGGGATACGTCAACCGTCATTATGTAGTCGTGGTCTTTCTTTACCTCTTCATAAACTTTGAGACCCTTACCATTATCTTGAATGGGGTCTTCAAATACCATAGCACGTAACTTGGCGGCAGAAATAAGAGTATCAACCGAACCTAAGAACTCACACTCAAACTCCTGAGTGAACTGTCTTGCTGAAGTGTTCCTGATGGTCTCTTCTTTCCACTTCTCATCTCTGCCAGGAACTTGACTCCAATGCACTTCCAGCGGCACATAACCATTCCTACCACGCTCTGCATCATGCCAGAGCTTGTAGAACATATTCATACCCTGTGGGGTAGAGATGATAATAACTTTTGTTGTCTTACCAGATGAGATAGTAGGATACACAGAGCTGAAGAACTGCTCTGCCATGTGGTTAGGAACGAACGCAAACTCATCAAGGAAGATGATGTTGAAAGAGTTTCCTCGCACAGCGGATGATGATGTGGAAGCAGCGATAATCTTGGAACCGTTATCTAGTTCAAGTGAACCTTTGTTCCATCCTATGACGCCTTGCTGCATCCACTTAGGTAAGTTTTCATATGCCAGCTGCAAACGAGACAGAAGTTCTCTTGACGTTTCTGCTTTGTTTGCTAGAATAGCAATCTTGATGTTGTCGTTGAAGACAGCATAATGCAACAGATAAGAAATAACCGTTGTAGATTTTCCTGTCTGTCTGGGAAGTTTAGCAATATTAAATCTATTTTCGTGGAAGTTAGTAATGAGTTTCTCTTGGAAATCATACATCTCAAAAGGAACAAGACCTTCATCAAGAGAAATAATCTTCACATAGTTTCTTGCAAAGTAAACGGGGTCATCTTTGCATTTGATAAATTCT